AATCTGCTGAACAAGAAAATTCAGGAGAGATTAGAAAAGTACAACAAGCAAACAAAAAATTCTCCAGCCACTACGGTGAAGCAAGAGAAGAAAAAAACAGTGAACAATGAAGAAGGTGATTAATTTAGTATTAGCAGTGTTAATTACAGGATGTATTAATGCTCAATGGAGTTATAAACTAATAGATAATGGTTTTGATGAACCATATAGAATTGCACATACAGCAGAAAATAATGGTGCTTTTCTTAAACTAGAAAAGGTTGATACCTTTGTTATATGGTATATCCAAGGTGGTTATTATTGTGATGATAAACCTGATATAGATGTAGTATTTGTTGTAAAAGGTGTAAATAAAAAATACAACCTAAAAGGTACAAAAAATGAAAAGAACAATGTAGTATTCTTTCCATGGAACTTAGACATAGATGAAAACTTAAATGCAGATTTTAAAGGTGCTTCATCAGTAAAAATCAGAATAAATGAAAGTTATTGTACATCAGAAGTATATGAGTTTAACATGGTTGGTGGCAAAGCTGCCTATGACTTTATGCTAAAATAATTAAAATATGCAAATATGAAAAAGATAATTAGTGTCTTACTGTTAAGTTTAGTCCTTTTAAGCTGTAAAAAAAAAGAGTGCAAATGTGCTGATGTAAAGGATAAAGATATTGATCATATGCTTAGCTCATCTGGTAATGTCATAGGAACTTCCTATACTATACTATTTTATGATCCTTGTATTCGTGAGTCCAGATGGGTAAGTGTTAGTGAGGAACTGTACAATAGCTTAGGACTTGGTGATACTTATTGTATACCTTAATGCTTCACTTTATTAAGTACCTAGTGGTATGGATAAGCCAAAACTTGTCCATACCATTCTGGATGGTAGGTCATGTGCACCTGTCCGTAAATATTTACCAAGACATATATGAGATATTAGCATCATTTGGTATGAATATACTAGTTGCTGCTGGATTTATTATTGATTATTTAGAACAAAAAAAAAAGTTATGAAAGAAGTATTATTAGCCTTGATGATAGGCCTGACAATTTGTTATGAGACATATGTATTACTTAAAACAAGAGGCTTTGTAAGAGCTCTGTATATACTACCTAAAGATGCAGATGAAGAAAAAACAATAAGAATAGTAGGTGGTTGTTTCTCCCTAATCTATCTTGTATGGCTGATTTTAGGTATGGCACTTAGTGGATTATGGTATGCATACTTAGTTATTTTTATATTATCTGTTTTGCAGTCTCCTGTAGCTAAACATTTTAAGAAACATGAGCAGTGGGAAGCTTTAATAGTATTTAAGAAAATAGACTGTGTTATATCTATAGCTATTCTTGTATGGTTATTCTTTGCACATTTTCATCCTGAAGTTCTTGGATGCTGGAAAATTAACCTTTAAATCAGAATAAGATGGTGGTTGAGAAAGTTACCAGAAAATCTATGATTATAAGACCAAGTGGGAGGAGTACTGATTTTATCAGTCCCTCCTTTGGTCATGGCTGTTTGTATAACTGTACTTACTGTTATATGAAAAGACATAAGCCGGAAGGATTATCTGTAGCTACAAATACTATGGATATCCTGACAGAAATTAATTCACATGCTTATTTTTCTACAGTAGAGAAACCAAATCAAACAGGAGAGTATGTAACCTATGATATCTCTTGTAATGAAGACTTTGCTCTGCATGCTAAATATCATGAATGGAAGACAATCTTTGGATTCTTTAGAGATCATCCACTTGCTATGGGTTCATTTGCCACTAAATATGTAAATGGAGAATTATTATTATTTAATCCAGAAGGTAAAATTAGAATAAGATTTAGTTTGATGCCTGAGAAATGGAGAAAGATTCTTGAACCTAATACAAATTCTCTTGATGAAAGACTTAGAGCTGTAAAATGGTTTATTGATGCTGGCTATGAAGTACACTTAAACTTTAGTCCTGTAATAGTACATGATGATTGGTTAACAGAGTATGAGTTCTTATTTGATATAATTGACAAACATTGTTATATGTATCATTGGCCACAAAACTCTATCAAAGCTGAAGTAATATTTCTTACTCATAATGAAGATAAGCATCAGTATAATCTACAGCATAAACTTCCAGGTGAAGATTTACTTTGGGTACCTAAAATACAAGAAAGTAAAGTATCTCAGTATGGTGGAAAGAATCTTAGATATGAACACAACAGAAAAGCAGATTACATCAAACAGTTTGTTGAGTTACATGATAAGATAATACCTTGGAATACAATTAGATATATATTTTAGTTATGAGACTTAGAGATACAGAACTTATAGGTAGGAGACTTGTAAAGTATGGGTTCTACAGATCTAAAACAGATCATCAAAACTATAGATATCATAATCTTCAAGGAGCAATAACTATTCAGTTTCAAAGATATGGAGTTGTAGGGTGGTCAGCTTTAATAGTTCATGAGATAGATGCACATACTACAATTAAGTTTGATGAATATGAAGCTTTATTTACTCCAGAGTGGTTAGTAGAAGAACATAAGAAATTACAAGCAATGTTTAAATTTTTAAGAGGATGATAAAGAATTTTAGTGATCCAAAGATTAAGGGATTAATCGTGGGTATTTGCCATGAACATTGGCATGTTGCAAAACCAAGTGACAGTAATATTGGATATTTATGGTATATGTATGCAGCAGGTACCAAAGTTGGAACATTCAGACCATTTATTTTCTTTGCAGAATTAAATTTACTTGTTAAGACAGGTTATATTACTGAAGAAGAGAAACTTAATTTGCTTGGAATGTTGGATAGTTCAGATGAAGACAATGCAAATATTATGGCTTTTTCTTTATTAACTTTGAGAAATAATAGGCTAAAAGACCTTGGTGTTTATACTTTGGATAATGATAAATACAAGGAAATTGACTATATTAGAGATATTATTAACACTGAAATATTTATAGGACAATGGCAGAAATAATTTTAAAATTCAAAGAAGATGAACTTGAAGATGCAAGAACTGCAATAGATGGTTGGAAATGGAAAGGTGCTATGTGGGAACTTGATCAATGGCTTAGAGGTGAGATAAAGTATAATGAAAAGATATCTGGAGAAATAGATGCTGCTTATCAAGCTGTTAGAGATAAGATCCGGGAGATTTTAAATGATGATAACTTAAATATAGAATCATGAAAGAATTAGTTCAAATTATTGATACACTTTGTGTAACACTAGTAACACTGGTATTTATGTATGGAGTTTATAAACTGTTAATGGATTAATATGGAATGTGTTAAATGTGGAGCTCCGGCAACCAAGAGATATAGTCCTGATCTTGATATCAAGGGTATAGGAATGTGTGCTGAGCATACTGATGAAATTATGATGGATCTTATGGTTGCTCAGTTTGACAAGAAAGGCTGGGAGAAATTTGAGAAAAAGTATTTACCTAAAAAAGATAAGTGATGGAATTTGTGATTATAACAGTAGTAGTATTTGCAGTTGCAGGTTTAATAATTTATAACTTAAAAGATGAAAACTATCATAACTGGGATGATTGACTGTATGTTTACAGCGATCATCAGTATTATTTATAGAAATTTAGAATAAAATGAGTGAACAAGAATTAATAGATCTCGGCTTTGAAAGAGTAGATATACTTGATGATGAAAGTCAAAATGGATATGATTATTACTACTATCATAAAGAACTATGTTCTGGGGTACTTTTACATAGTACAGATAATATTGATGTTAAAGATGACAAATGGGTATTAAAATCATTTGAGATTCCTGCATTAAATATCACAGAAAAAGCTCATTATGATCAGTTTCTAGAAATTATGGATAATATAACTTGTTAGATATGTTTAGTGGTAAATTCATTAAGAAAAATGGAAAACTTATCTTTAATAGTCCACAAGATAAATTAGCTTATGAGATTTTTGTAGATAAGATTTCAGAAGGTCAAAAAGTAGAAATGTATATTGATCTTGCAAATACAGATCATAGTAAAGCACAACTTGCAAAAGTACATGCTTGTATTAGAGAAATGGCAAAAGAGTCTGGATACACTTTTGATGAAATGAAAGATGTAGTAAAAGATGCATCTGGTCTAGGGGGTAAATCCTTTGCAGATTGTAGTAAAGATGAACTTATGTTAGCTATAGAAGCTTGTATACAAATAGGAAGAGAACAGTTTAATCTTTCTCTAGGGTAGGTGCTACGTAACCTTCATCTCCTGGTTCTAAGACTTCTTTTTCATCATATAGTTTTTGTTCACTTGCCTGTCTTTCTATTTCAGCAAGAAGAAGAACTATTGTATAAAATGTTCTTTGAGCAGAATCTAAATCTTCATATTTTTTATTCATGATGTCTTTAAAATAGTCATCACCTTTTTCGGGAATATTCATTGATTGAAGTACATGAAAAGATGCAGCTTTAGCCATTAAATAAAAACTTTTATTAACCTTGATGTCTAATATTACATCATCTTTCAATTCTTTAACTTTTATCATAGTATTAATTTTAAACAAAAATAGAAAAAAAATGGATTTAGAAGAAATTAAACAAAAAATGTTTACTAAACTTGGACCCAGCGGCTGGGACAGGATATTTAAATCTTTTGTATTTAGCAGTGACTTTGATGATATACTTACTAAGTTGTATACACTGAGTCAAGAGGATAAAAGGTTTACTCCACCACTTAAACAAGTCTTTAGGGCCTTTGAGGAGTGTCCATATGATAAACTACAAGTAGTAATAGTAGGTCAGGATCCATATCCACAGTTAGGAGTTGCAGACGGTATATCATTTAGTTGTGGTAACACAGGTAAATTACAACCAAGTCTTAAGTATATCTTAGGAGAAGTAAACAGGACAGTATACAATGGTCATCCAGTAAGTGAAGATGTAGATCTTACCAGATGGTCTAATCAAGGTATACTTATGCTTAATACAGCTCTTACAGTTGAAGTAGGTAAGATTGGTAGTCATTATGATATATGGAAACCTTTTACTGCCTACTTGTTAGATTGGTTAAATAATTATAATCCGGGATTGATTTATGTATACATGGGTAAAAAAGCTGAAGAATGGTCTGAACTTACTACTAACACTGAGTATAAGTTTACTGTTAAACATCCTGCTTCTGCTGCTTATAACGGTTCTAAATGGGATAGTAATGATATATTTGTTAAAATATCTTCAATAGTAAATAACACTAGTAATAATATAATAACGTGGTAAAATGATAGAAATCTTCACTAAACTAATTCAGAATGATTTGACACCAAATTCATTCTATGTTTTGTACTGTATTAAAGAAAAAATAGTACCTCACAATTCAATTAATAAAGCACTTGAGTGCAAAAGACTGCATATGAATCACTGGCTGTCAGAATCCTTGGAATTGACAGATAAAAGCATTATCTTTATGGCAGAAATTGATGGATATTTTAAGAAATCCAAGAAGAAAACTTCTAAAGATTTAATGGGGCAGAATTTCATGCAGAACATAGAGGCATATGTAAAAATATTTCCTAATAAGAAACTATCCTCTGGAAAATATGCAAGAGTTCCAGCCAAAAATCTTGAGAATGCATTTAGATGGTTCTTTGATAACTTCAATTATGATTGGGAAACTATATTTTTAGCAACACAAAAGTATGTACTAGAATATGAATCTAAAAACTATGAATACATGAGAAACTCTCAATACTTTTTGAGAAAACAAAATGTAGACAAAAGTTGGGATTCTGACTTAGCAACTTATTGTGAATATCTAAATGATAATCCTGATGAAGATAAAAATGTATTTAGTGACTTAATTGTATAATTTAAATTTTAAAAGTTTATGGGAAAACTATTTAATGGTGCACGACATCTGTTACCAGTTAGTGAAAGAAACAGTCTTGAAAAAGGTCTTGTTAAAATGAAGGCAAAGAGAGAAGGTAAAATACCTGCATTAATAACTGCATGGCCTAAATTTAATGATGCCTTTTGTGATGGACTTGAGTGGAGAACTATAACAGTTGTAGGTGCACGACCTGGTACAGGTAAGACCCTGTTTATGGAACAGGTGGTTTCTGATATTATAGAAAAGAATCCAGATCAGAAATTTAGAGTACTTAAATTTCAAATGGAAATGGTTGATGAAACTAGTGCAATTAGAAAGTTTGGTCTGATTACAGGTGCTGATTACAATACATTAATGAGTAAGGATGGAAAGTTAGTTGACAAAAAATTATTTGAGAAGTGTGTAGAATACTACAAATCAACAATAAATAATGATTTAATTAATGTCATCTACGATACGTGTACTGTCAATGAAATGTGTGCTACAATTCATTATGAATTGGAAAGATACAAGAATGAAGATGGTACTTATCCAAACATGCTTGTTACAATAGATCACTCTGCTCTATTCAAAAATGATGTTGGACAGAAAGACAAGTTTGATATGCTAGGTGCATTAGGTGAAGCCTTGACCTATATGAAGAAGAATTATCCCGTAGCATTTGTTGTCCTAAGTCAGTTGAATAGAAACATAGATGATGTTAAAAGACAAGTAGAAGCCAACTATGGCAATTATGTATTAGATTCTGACATTTATGGTTCTGATGCTTTATTACAACATGCTGATGTAGTTATTGGTATTAATAAACCCTCTATTAGAAAAATACAGAAATATGGTCCTGAGAAGTTCCTAATTGAAGATCCGGATACATTAGTGTTCCACTTCCTGAAGTCACGTAATGGTATGACCAGAATCAGTTTCTTTAAATTAGATAGAGCTACTATGAGAATAGTAGAAATACCAACACCTGCTAGGGAAACCACAGCAAAAATCCAAGTAAATTAATTAACATGAATAACAACAATTTAAGAAAAGAAAAAGAAAGAGAGTTCTATATGCAGCATATGGACACTTTCAAAGCAATTGGATTAGCAGATCCATTTTTTACTATTAAAACTGCTTTCTTTAAGAAAGGTAAGTTTGGAAAACAATGTCAGTTCTTTGAATGGGAATTGAAGAAAGGAGAAGACATCTATATTGAGTTCTACGAAAACGTGTATGATGGAGCAGGAAAGAATACAGACATTGTACCAGGTATTGAAGACAGACAGTTGTTTAAACTTAAGTTTAATCCTTTTTACAATGAGGAGTATGATGTTACAGAAACAGTTGATGCTGACGGTAAAGTAGATAGAAAATATCTAGTTTCTTTAGGTGAGATGGTTGCTGTACTACCTAGTGGACAAGAGATTAGTTATTCTCTTTATGAAAAGAGAAAAGAAGAAGCTAAACTTGAAGTACCACAGTTACAGAAGTCATTAAGTTTGTTTCCAGATTTTGAGCAAGAATTTGCTCCTAAAGTAGAAGCAGAGATTTTTAATGAAGAAATTGCTGATGCACCATTGTCAGAAATTACTATCAGAGATTTAGCAGCAATTATGTTACTAAAACCTGTTAGTGCTAGACCTTGGTTGAATGATCTGATTAAACAAACAAAAAGTGATATATGAGTATAGTACTTCCAACTAAGAAAGTAAAAGCTGAAAGACAAAATCCTAAAAGGATTGTGATTTATTCTAAACCTAAGACTGGTAAAACAACAGCTTATGCAGGTTTAGAAGACAATTTAATTCTTGACTTGGAAAATGGTGCTGATTATGTTGAAGCTCTTAAAGTAAAAATTGGTAGTTTACAAGAACTATTGGATACTGGTAAAGCAATTAAAGCTGCAGGTAATCCATATAAGTTTATTACTATTGATACTGTAACTGCATTAGAGGATATGATTATGCCACTTGCAATTAAACTTTACAGAGGTACATCAATGGGTAAAAACTATGATGGAGATAATGTAACTACACTACCAAATGGTGCCGGATATTTATATATCCGTCAAGCATTCTTTCAAGTTTTAGATTTTATTGATACCTTAGCACCCACAATTATCCTATCTGGTCATATTAAAGACAAGGTAGTTGATGATAAGGGAGAGATGGTCATGTCTGCAAATATAGACTTGACAGGTAAGATTAAATCTTTAATTTGTGCAAATGCAGATGCTATTGGATATATGTACCGTAAGGGTAACAAGACCATTTTGTCTTTTAAGACTAATGAAGAAGTTACTTGTGGTGCAAGACCAGAGCATTTACGTAATGAAGAAATAGTAATTTCTGAGATGATTGATGGTGTTTTAAAGACATCATGGGAAAAAGTTTTTGTTTAATAATTAAAAAAAAGTAAAGTAAAATGGCTTTAAGTACAGAAGATCTTGGTACCGGTGGATCCGGCCTACCAAAAACAATTAGTCCAGGTAACAAAGTATTAAAAATCAACAACGTAGAACTGGAGGAGTTTAAATTTATTCCAGGTGCATATCATTTAGTATTGCACGTGGAAACTGAACCTATTCCAGGTTTTGAAGGTTTTGCTCTTGATAAAGATAATCCTGAGAAAGGACACTTTAAAGGTCAGATTGGTAAAATTAAAGCTTCTCAGTATGCATTTGCAGATGGTGAAACTAAATCTGGTATTAAAATTCAAAGAGATAGATCTATTTTGATATTCTTACAGAATCTTTGTAAGACTATGGGTGTTAATGATTGGATGCAAGCTCAACATAACAAACATGATACTATTGAAGACTTTGTAGAATCATTTAATGCATCTGCTCCTATTAGAGATATTTATTTGGAATTCTGTATTGCAGGTAAAGAATATGTGGGTAAAACTGGTTATACTAATTATGACATGTGGTTGCCAAAAGCAGAAAAAGGTAAGTATGCATTTGGTGAAGTAGAAGAAGGTAAAGTAATTAGATATGATGAAAAACTTCATTTGAAGAAACTTGAGAATACTGAGATTTCTAAATTTGGTGATGATGAGGATGTTTTTAAATCAAATAAACCTTCTACTGATTTCTCTCTAGACTAAAAAATAGTTAGGGGGAATCAACAGGGGTTCCCCCTTATTTTAAATTTTAGAATATGATTTCAACTACAACAATAATTTCTGATTTAAATGATGTACCTAGAGAATGGGTATTTGAACACTATCTTAAACTGACTGAAAGACTATCCGGTCAAAGTCTAAAAATCAAATCTATATTTAGTTCAAGAGACAAAGTTCCTTCTATGTGTATTTATACAGATAGTAAGGGTCACTACAAGTTTAAAGATTTTTCTTCAGGCTATGGTGGTGATGGACTTAATCTTGTAATGCATTTGTATAATCTAGAAAGTAGAGGTAAAGCTTCTTTTAGAATAATGGAAGACTATGCTATTTATATTTCTAATAATACTTATGTTCCTATTACATATAAACCACATAACAAATATGTAGTTTCTGATTATGAGATGAGACACTGGAATACATTAGATCAAGCTTATTGGAAAGGTTTTAAATTATCTTCTACTTTGCTAGAGGGTCATAATGTTTATCCACTGTCTTTTTATACTATGATTAAGGAAGATGATGAAGGACGTATACTAGATACTGTACACATCAAAGGTAACTTTATCTATGGTTATTTTCGGGAAGATGGTACACTGTATAAGATCTATACTCCAAAAAACAAAGACAACAAGTTTATTAAAGTACATGATTACATACAAGGTTCTGATCAACTTGAGTATAAGTCTAAGTATCTGATAATCACTTCTTCTCTAAAGGACTTGATGTGTTTTAAAAGATTGGGAATTAGTGGTATTGAATCTATTTCTCCAGACAGTGAGAATAGTGTAATACCAGAAAATTTTATGAGACCACTCCTAGATAAGTATCAAAAGATTATTGTATTGTTTGATAATGATGAGCCGGGACTAAAGTCTGCTGATAAGTATAAAAAGAAATATGGTTTTAATTATGTAAATTTGGATATGTCTAAAGATTTATCAGATTCAGTTAGAGATCATGGTATTGAAGCTGTCAGAGATAAATTATTTCCACTATTAAAACAAGCATTATGAGCTGGATGTATCAAGGTAGAGAGTTTACTAACAGTATGATTCCTGAAGGAGCTGTAGGATTTGTGTATGAGATGGAAGCCATTATTGATGGTAAGTCTGTAAGGTATGTAGGTAAGAAGAATTTTTACTCTACTACAAAGAAGAAGTTTGGTAAAAGAGCTGTTGCTCAGATGACTGATAAAAGAAACAAGAAATATGAGACTGTTTCTAAGGCTAGTTACCAAAACTACTATAGTAGTAATGCAGTTCTTAAAGAAGCTCACAAAGCTGGTATACCAATTAAAAGGTATATAGTTAAGATATGTTTTTCTAAAATGGAACTCACATATTTTGAAACTAAGTATCAGTTTTTAAGAGAGGTTCTTGAAAAAGATGAGTATTTGAATGGTAATATACTGGGCCGCTTCTTTAAGGTAAAATAAAATAATTATGACAGAATTAGAATTAACAAGCCTCCTATTTAGGTTGGCTGATTTTGGTATTACAGGTGTTAAAGTAAAATATGATGGTGGAGGAGACTCTGGTTCCATAGAATGGATAGGTTATACAAAAGAACCTTGTGAAACTCCAGAAGATGTACATGATAAGGTAGATGATTGGGCAGATGAGTGCAACCTAGCAAAATTTGATCAAGATGCTTATTATACAATTGAATCATTTGTTGAAGAAAAACTTCTTAATGATGTAGAAGATTGGTGGAATAATGAAGGTGGTTGGGGTGAAGTTGGTATTTGTGTTCCTTCAGGAAAGTATATTATTAATAATCATGTAAGAATTACTGAGACTGAAGATTATTTTCATGATGGTAGTTTGTTAGATAAAGTAGAAGAAGAATAATGGCACATCCTTGGCAACATGCAAAGTCATCAGCTAAGAAGTTTGGAGGGTCTCCTGTAGATTATCTAGCAATACATAACTGGTTTGATGAAACTAAGGCCTGGGTAGGTCATAGTATGCACAGAATGTTTAGACATCATTCAGAAGGTATATTTGAATGTGAGCAAAGATTTGGTATGGTAATTACCAACTCTGACGGCAAAGATGTATATGTAAGATATGTTGGTGAGCAGCATGTCAAGGAAGATTGTAATAATTACATCCCTACTGCAAAAGAATGGGTAGATATGATTGAATCTGGTAAACCACATATGTGGGCTATTAAAACATTAAAAATTGAAGACTGATGGCAAAAATGATTTTTAGTAAAGAAGAGACAAGAAACTTGCTTATGATGTTACAATCTGAAGATGCAGATAATCATCTTATAGCATTTGAGTCTCTAAAGAATGTTGATTTTAATAAGTATATAGGAGAACTATTAGTTCTCTATAAGTATGGTGGACATACTATGGATAATTGGTTAGCAAATTGTAATAAAATTGCAATAAGACTCCAAAATACATTTGTAAGTGAAGTACCACTTAGTAGCCCTAAGACTTTAAGTCTGATTACAAAACACAAAGGTTCTAAAGCTTCGGTTGAGCTATTTATGGAATTTTTTATTAGAGATATGTCAAGGATGTTAGAGTCTATTGGCTATCCTACAGACAAATTTGAAATAGATATTAAATTTAAAGATGATGGACAGACAACAGAGTCTTAGTAAAATTTATCATGCTTTCTGTTTAGAAAAACAGTAGCATTTTGATAAAGTAAATTGCAAATTTTATTTAGATTCTGTTGACCCTGATAAGTTAATACATGTAATTGAGTGGTCTTGCAATTTTTAGGATTATATAATTTAGTTCTATTAAGTGCAAGACTATTTATTAGAATATCTTGTACTTTAATTAAAAAATCTTTTGGTCCTACCATACTAAATAAATAATCTCCGGATTTTTTATTTACATAGATACAACCATCTCCATCAAAGTAACCCCTTATAAAGTGATGTTGTAATTTTTCTGGAACTGTTGAAGGAAATGTTAATGTTGTACCTTTATTTGGATAAAGACCGTGTTTAAATAAGTCATTTACAAGTTCTGATGAGGTTATTGTAAGTTTAATTTGATTTTGTCTATTACCTGATTTATTAATTATTAATAAAGGTCCTGTGTATTTAAGATGTATTTTAAATTTTTCTAAGATTTCCTTATCTTTATCTTGTAAAGATATTGATACAACTTTATTGGTTACATTACCATCTGCATATAGTAAACCTAGATAATAAGCTTTTTCTTCACTATCAATTGTTCTGAAAAAGTTTTTATCATGAGTATATTTTGTTGCAGCTTCTGATAATGTTCTTAGTTGTGTTCCAGATTTTTTAATTATAGAATAAATAGTTTGTGGTGAACAGTTACACTGTTTTGCAAGAGTATAACATGATGCACCAGAAATATATTTAGCAATAATTTCTAGTTTTGACAAGGGTAGCTTATATCCTTTATTTTGTTTTATAACCATAGTACAAATATAATACTATAATATGAATGTATTAAATAAAAATGAAAGTTTATCAAGAACAGCAAAGAACTTGATGCTTTCCGAGCCCTTTTATGGGTTCTTTCTTATTGCTCTAAACAAAGTCTGGGATGCTAAAAGAGTTCCTACAGCAGGTGTAAGTAAGAATAATATTAATTATCAGCTTACTGTTAATCCTGAGTTCTGGGAATCTCTTAGTGATAACCACAGACTTGGTTTACTTAAACATGAATTGCTACATATTGCATTTGGACATCTCACTACTTTCTTTAAGTTTAGTGATAAGAAACTTGCAAATGTTGCAATGGATATGGAGATCAATCAGTATATATCTAAAGACTGGCTACCGGAAGGTGGTATTGATATAGATAATTATGCTGACTTAAATCTTGATAGAAAAGCTGGTTGTAGATATTACTACGACAAGCTAAAACAACTACAAGATGAGAAAAATCAGAATGGCACTTGTGGTAATGAACCTATGGACAAGTTACTAGATGCTATGGCAAATGGTGAACTTGATGAACATGCTACCTGGGAAGAGTTTGAAGATATGACTGAGGCAGAACAGAAGTTAATTGATAAACAATTACAAAAAGTTCTTGGTGATGC